CTAATGCACCTTTTGCTAGTCGTTCCTATATTAGCCTATATTGGCATCTATCGTAAATCCATCAATCCTATTACCTACCCCCTTTTACTGGCACTCGCGGTGTTTACTGGGGTATATCATGGGATCCAACTGCTTTATGTTGGCTAATTTCTTACCAATTCATCTTCGTTAATTGTAACTGATGGCGAATCTTATCTACTTTACGGCGCGCATTAAATTCCATTTGTAAACTATGATTGGTATATTTTCTTGATCGGATTTTATATAACGACGACATCAGTGATACTAGCTGATTATTAATTCTGCGCAGTTCGTTATGTTGATTACGTCGTTTATAATTTTGCATTATAATTATATAGTTGATATTCTTTTATATGTTATTGGGTCATTGTCTCTCTACTTTTTTAATTTGTTTTTACAATATATGTATGCGGTTAGCGTGATACCTTATTTAGATGGAGAGAAATATGTGAAAATATTTACTATTGATACGATGCCTACAGGTAAATTAGCACCGTACTGCGTAAGAATAAATCCTCCTAAATTGTCGCCTTTTACAGATGACTCTAAATGTATTATTGCCTTTAAAAGTATCGCTTATTCACCCCGAATTATGCAGTTGGAGGAATTAACCGATTTAATGCATTTGTTATATATAAGCCACTATAAAATAGATTATCCGTTTTCTAAATTGATGCTCAAGAACAAGGATCAATATAATAGACTGTTGATGTTTTATATTACATCATAAACCCTCTACTGGAGGCGCTCTCTAGTATTGAAAATTGAAACTATTATAATTATAATAGTATTATAATTATAATTAGTACCAAAAAATTTGGGAGTTTCAGTTGTTATTTTTGACATAACAGGTAAGTACTATGAGAGAGAGATAATAGGTTAAAACGATTATTGGCGAAGGAATTATAATCGCACTTAAGTATAATGAAGCCCAAACATAAAACACCCAAACATAAAACATCCAAACGGATGTCAAAAAACCGGATGTCAAAAAAACGGAAACAGATGGCTGGAGATTTTGTAAAAACCGGTACTTATGGGTGTGTTTTTAGACCACCCTTAAAATGCGACGATGCAGAGTTAAACTCCAAATTTAGCTCTGGTTTTGTCAGTAAATTAATGAAAAACTACGCGTTTAGCGATGAAATTAATGAGGTGCAGATTGTTTCTAAAATTTTTGATAAGAAAGATGATGAGTGGCAAAAAAAATATTTTGTCCTGCCATTAAAGAAAGATGGTTGTACCATTAATGTGAATGATTCCACCAATGAACTAGATATTAAGGATTCCAATCTAGGTACGGGGGGGAAAGATCCGTGTCTATTGGAATGGGCTGATATCTCCGAGAGACCTACCTCGTATAAATCCTTAAATATGGTGGATGGCGGAAAGGATTTGAACGATTTTTTAGTGAAGAAAGGGAGACTGACTACAGCAGATTTCAACGTAATAAATAATTTAATGATAGATCTTTTAGTAAATGGAATTTATGAGATGAATCATTTAGGTATATATCATTTTGATATTAAAGCTGGAAATATTGTATATAATGAACAGGATGGGCGTATGCGATTAATTGATTGGGGGTTTGTAAAGCATATTGAGAAACATAAAATACATACTCAACACGAGTTGAAGCAAACCCTTAGAAGATTGAAATCTCTCGGAACATTATATTATGGGGCGCATTATGGACATGCATTATTGTCCTCTGATTTTAAAGCACTTAGACAGTCACTACCTACAACGACCGCTTTTAGTAAATATTTAATGCCCCATAAATTAGGTTATATGCCGTTAGTCGCGTATTACCCAGAGCATGTTAATGATATTTTAGTTCCAAATTATGAAGCGATTGTAAAGCAATCCAAACTAGATTATTTCAAAAAGGTATATTTGCCGAACAGTGATATATTTGCTTTTTTATTAATATATCTTACTATCTCTGGTTATCTGGAATCTAGCAAAATTAGAGAAAATATTAACAACTTAATAAATACTTATATACTATCAGATACCTATTCAAAGAACCCATATAATATAGAGAATTTGGAATATTCGTTGCATAATCTCTCTCATTCGGTTGGGTCTCCTACTAAGCCTTCGCAGTCTCCTCGTGCGTCCGTCTCTCCCAATACAGCATTATTAAATAAAAAATTAGCAGAAAACAAAATAACCCTACCGGAATATAATCATTTAATAAAGATGAATGAATCTAGAAAAGCACTATCCCCTTCGTTGGTCCCTCCCACTATGCAACGGGCGAAACGTACAACCCAAAAGTCTAGCGTTTATCACTCGTCTCACTCGTCTCCGTCGTCTCCGTTAACACAACTGTGGCGGCGCCAAAATATCACACCATTGTCGGCGGAGAGATTGCGGCATAAGAATAAATCCGTAAGCCGTGCAACTCCGTTATCACCCCTATCGGCATTTAGGACGCGGCATGGCACTGCATCTGGGATTAAACGCTCTACCCGAAAGCGTAGAGGAGCATCACGACGGCGACATCGCCTATCACAAAAACGGCGACACAAATCTCGCTCTTAAAATACCAGAATTTTAAATATTATACATTATATATGGTGAACTCTCATAAAACGGGCGGGGAATTTGTACAAAGGGGTACTTATGGATGTGTTTTTAGACCACCCTTAAAATGTTCGAATCCGTCTTCCGGATTTTTCCGACGGCGTAGCAAAGTAGATTTAAATGCCAAATTCAAAACCGGATATGTCAGCAAACTAATGACGGATGCTAACTTTAATAACGAGATATATGAAGTTATCGCCATTTCTAATGCACTAAAACTTCAACATGCAGATATGGCTTGGCAAAAGAAGTATTTGGTTCTTCCATTACAGGAGGATGGATGTGTGATTGATATTAAAAATAAGGATAATATCAAAGACATCAATGACTCTAACTGGCCTCATCCTGACCCCAAAAAACAACGAGCCAATTGTAATTTTACGGTGGATGATATAACGAAAAAGGTAAAAAATTATAGAGTATTAAATCAGGTAGATGGAGGGGTAGATTTAAAAAAATATTTAGAGCAGAAGGGGAGTATGAATGATGCGATGTTTCATACCTTTAATACCGCATTGATCGATCTAGTCGTTAATGGTGTTTACAAGTTGAATAATTTCGGTATCTATCATTTTGATATTAAGACTACTAATATAGTATATAATGAATCGGAAGACCAAATGCGATTGATTGATTGGGGTTTTGCTAGATATATAAATAAAACACAAATTATCACTCCAGATGATTATAATGTAGTTCTTAATCAATTGCAAGTACCAGGAACCTTATATTATGGCTCGTCGTTCGGGAATGCATTGATAACACACAATTTCAATAAAATACAAGAAGAAACAGATTGGGAAGCGCTAGAAGCGTACGACACGTCCCATCTAACACAGTTAGATTCCTATGATAAAAACGGACGCATGAAACAGATTCTAATACATAATTATAAAGCTATTGTAGCACAAAATCAGTTAGAATATTTTAAAACGGTATATTTGCCAAATAATGACCTTTTTTCGGTTATATTAATGTACCGAGAGATTTATAATTATATTGAATCGGATGTTATACGAAACAAAATAGATGCGTTGATTGAAACCTATCTATTGACGGATAAGTATTCTAAAGAAGCATATAATATAATAGAGGTGGTAGGGGCGTTGTATAATCTATCGGACGGTATAGTGCCAGAGGAACCATTATTCCCGTGGTCTGTAGACGGGGATTCTCCGGGTAAGGCTAGTGGGAGGACTAGGAAACGTACGGTAAAACGTAAACGAAAACGAAAACGTAAAACAAAACATAAACGTCATGGGCGCCAACGTCGGGGATCACGTCGGGGACGAGCTTCAAAAAAAGGCAGGGGATTATATTAAAAATTGATTTATAGTATCATATTATACTATAAATCAATGGAAACGGTTGTAGAAGAATATATCGCATCATTACCTGACGCAGAGAGACAAGCACTAATAATTGCGCAGGATCATTTAGGCTCTTCCTTTGATATTGAAAAAAGTATTGGATTTATGGAATATAGAGAGAAGACAAAAAAATAACAATCTATGTCATTGCCATGCTTTTCTTAGCTCTGCTTTTAATGCCGTCTTTAAGTGCCTTTGTCCTCTCTGCGGTTTTTAGTAGAGATTTAGCTCTTTTGGTTTGTAATACATCGCCATGCTTATAAAATAACCCTTTCATATTATGGTTTAAGTTTGTAGTATATATATTTAACCAAAAGGGGTTCATTGTCTCTAAAAATATGGAAAATGCCTCCGCAAATTCGGGTATTAAACTCGCCAAAAATATATATAATTTTAGTCGGTCTATTAAAGGAATGGATGTTGCAATTAATTTATTTAAATAGCTTAGCGTTAGGGGGTCTATTGTGTCATAAAATTCATTAACTATAGAAACTAGAGGACCATTTAACAGTCCTAATTTGTCCTCTAGGGATGATATAAAGTCGGTTTTATTTCCGTATCTCTTATATTCTTCGCCCTCAAACGTTAGTGTATTTGAGGATGGCTCATTCGCTTCATCATCTATCGCTTGTTCTAAATAAATTAAATTATTGGATTCGGCCTGTTTTTTTTTAAAATTAGCACCACTTCCATGACTCGAGTTTCTAGTGTTTTTATGGGCGGTTTTTAGGTGATGGGCTGCTTTAGTAGCGGATGCTTTTAAGTGATGTTTTGCTACCTCTGCGTGGGCAGTTGCGGCAGCTATTTTTTGTTTGGCTTCCGGATGGGTTTTTAGGAGCGTGGTCGTTGCTTCCGATGCAGCATGCTTCTTAGCAGCAAGCTCGTGTTGCTCGTGTTGCTCGTGTTGCTCGTGTTGCTCGTGGGGGGCTGGGGTATTCTCTGCTGGTGTTGTTGCTGGTGTTTCTGTTGCTGGTGTTTCTGCTGCTGGTGTTTCTGCTGCTGGTGTTTCTGCTGGTGTTGTTGCTGGTGTTTCTGCTGCTGGTGTTTCTGCTGCTGGTGCTGCTGGTGCTGCTGGTGCTGCTGGTGCTGCTGGTGCTGCTGGTGCTGCTGGTGCTGCTGCTGGTGCTGCTGGTGCTGCTGGTGCTGCTGGTGCTGCTGCTGGTGTTTCTGGTGCTGGTGCGGTTGCTGCTGGTGCTGGTGCTGGTGCGGTTGCTGCTGCTTCTGCTGCTGCTGCTTCTGATGATTTTATCTCTTCCCGAGCTTTGTGTAAATTTTTATGCGTTATCTCTAGGAGTTCCTCCTTGTGTTTATCTTCCGTTGCTTTAATTATTGCCTTATGCTCCTTTATTTTGTCCGCCTTTTTGGTCTCATATGTAGAAACCAGCCCCTTTTTTTCCAGTTCCGGTGTTGTTTTTAATTCTTCTAGGTGGGCGTTTCGTTCCTTATTCAGCGTGTCATAATGCTCGTCGTTTAATTTATCGAGCCCTTTTTTCTGCTCTCTTTGTTTTTCTTCTTTTTTTAACCGGGTTTTTCTACCTATATTTCTGTTATGTTCCATCTCTTTCACCCGGTCTGTGGTTACTGTTTGCGTCAGCAGGTGTATTTGAGCCTCTTTATACGTTATTTCTGCTTGCTTATTATCTTCTGCTGTACGTTCTGGTTCAGTGTTCTTCGAATTTTTTTTTAATATATTTAGGTCTTCTCGCAGTTGTGTTATTTCGTTTCTCAATTGTTGTATTGTGGCGTTGTTTTTCCGATTTTTTTCAGCGATATTTCCTCCTATTTGATAGTTTTTCAGTTTTTCTTGTATCTGAGTTTTTATCGATTCTCTTGCTCTATCTTCCTGAGTTTTTATCGATTGTTCTTCATCTGAGTTTTTTAGTTCGTCTATTTTTTTTAGTCTGTTTTTCTCTTTACCGGATATAACAATAAGGGTATTAGGATATGGATCTATATTACCATAATATTGGTCCCAGTCCGCATAATATTGAGCATCTAGCGCATCATCTAAACTACTTATGGATAATAATAATTTCCACAATAATAATTTAGAAAAATCTAATTGGTCCCCCATATATACTATTAGTTAGATTTTTCTTTTAACTGTTTGTAGGTAGAAAAATCAATATTAATAATATTAAAGGTAGAAGACTCTACCAATGGCTTATATTCTTCTATTTTACCACCATATTTGAATTTCAAATAATTATTTTTTATCGCTAAAATTTTTAATAGTTGAGCTCGCTTGTCTTTAGTTTCTACAAAAATCGTGTTCGGATGCTGCGTAGATAATTTCTCTTCCGCTCTATTTGATAACTTGGAACTTTTATCTAATTCATCGTGCAAATCTACATACAAATTACAACAATCATATTCTATAATATATTTTCTCACGACCGTTTCTAAAAACCGATAAGGTACGTGATTTCTATCACAATACCATATAAATCCTTTATATTCATGATCATAATACAGTTTTATTACTCCCAGCGGAGTATCTTCATCTAATACTTTGGTTTTTAATACTTCTAATTCTGAGTCTAACATCTCTCTGTGCTCCATACTTTTTAATTCTTCCAGGTATTTTTTATCATACTCTTCTTCTACCACGGGGGTTATATGGGTCTCTTCGTCTTCTTTCTGTTTCTCTTTAGGAGCTTCATATATTACCTGGGATAGTATTACTGCCGCTATTAGAATACCAGACCCCCCTATAGCTAGTAAATAGCTGCCTTTTTCTAACCATTCAGAGATACTCATAATTATATAATTATATTCTATTATTTAAGTAGTTCGGTTCGTAGATAGAATAGGGACTCTATTTCTTTGGGTAATGGCACCACTTTAATTCGTTGAAAGGATTTGTTTTTGTTTTCGGGATGAAGACAAATCAAATACATTTCTTTTATTTCTTTATTATAATTTTTCTCTAGAATAGCTTTATAGGTATTTAGTTGCAGGCAGTAATGCCAATAATTAGTATCAGGTATATGTTCTATGCATTCTGTTTTTGAAAATTTGTTCCATGGGGATGATTTTTTTATTTCTTTGCATCGCTTCCAATCATATATAGAGAGAGTACCATCCTCGTTTTCAAAAATCATATCTATGGATCCTGCTAATTGTAGTTCTTTGTCATATATCATCCATTCCGTACGATAGGGGTTTAGATGCGGGTTTTGCTTGACAAATGCTTTAAAATAGCTATATTCAGTAGAACTATTGGAGACTTCTATATTATTATAGAAGCATTCTATATCGTAATGCATATTGGTGCCAGCGGTCGCAGCCGCTATTCTATTTTCTTCCCATCCGGCTTTTATTTCTTTGGGGGTTTGGCCATAATATTTGCTCTTGGTCCAATTTTTGGACCTCATCATATTTTTAATGATGATATCAGCATTGAAGGGTTCAAAATGTTGGTGGTTAAATGTAGTTACGGATGTGTAAGATGAATCGCCATCGATAGTATAAATATGTGGTCCTTCCTCAAAGGAAATATGTGAGTCATTTTGGTGGGGGTGTTGGTTAGAGAGATAATCCATTTATGAGTTGGTTTCTGGAGATATTTATTTCAATTATTTATTTATTTGGATTTCTCCGAGATTTTCTTCTGGATTGTAGTCGTTTTTTTAGGGATTTTCCTCGTTTTCGGTTATTTAAATAGTCCACAATGTCTTTAGAAGTTAGTTTCTTGGTTTTATTTTTTACTGGATTGTGAATTTTAATATATGCTTTAGGAGACTGGTTATTAATATTGATGCCTGGAGTGATGTCGATGCCTCCGGTGATATCAATTCCGTCTATTAATTTGCCATTTTCCCTATGCCTAGAGGAATACCTTTTATGTATTTTCATATAAAATAAATATATAAAATAAATATATGGAAAAAAAACCAATACCCCCAAGTATTTTTGAACCTATCAAGAAAAGACAGTCTGTCCAGAATAGTGCAGGAAAAAAAGATAAAGTTATGAAATTAGATCACTATCTTTCTGCAACTTTTAGGAGAGATTATTTTTCTAACAAGTAATATAATATGGATGCAGACCAATATGGGCCAGTTACAGGGCGATGTAGAAAAGGGTATAAAAAAAACCAAATGTGTTATAAAACGTTAAAGGTACCAACTCCTAAAAAAAATACGACATTAAAGTCTAAAAAGGCTACACCAGCAGAAGAACAGGTAGTGGACGAGGTTCCCGAAGAACCGGTAGTGGACGAGGTTCCAGAAGAACCGGTAGTGGACGAGGTTCCCGAAGAAC